CTGAAAATGACGGTTGGAAAAACGACGTTACATCGGCTTGGGTTAAGTTGAGCGGACTCGGTGATAATTACTCATTCAAACTATACAAAGAAGGACAACCAACTGTATACGGATGTCCTGAATACACTTTCATTAACGAACCATATGCTTACTACACAACCATAGAATGGGCAGATGTTTTAGCAAGTGACGGTATTGGATGTTATGCGTTAGTCGTAAACTTTGAAATATCCGGAATTACCGGACAGTTCACGTGGGGAAAATACGATCTAAAAGAATACAGTATTCAAAACGCTTTAAAAACGGCAAGAATTAAAGCAATATTCAACGGTTATCAGCAGACCGACGGAATAGATTTCACCGCATCGAATGTAGTTAGTACTCACAGATTCTTTGGTTTCATAGGGAACCGTCAACCTAACTCTGAAATTGACAATATTATTTATGAAAATCGCGAAATGAAGCGCGTAATTCGTGAGAATCTAAACGATTACGAAATAATCACAGAACCGTCTGACGAGTGCATAATCAAACCAATGATTGATTTGTATTTACTTTCTGAAAATCAACTGTTTATTTCGGATTACAACGCGCATAACCATTCATACAGATACTTTGACGTTCCAGTTATCGTTGCGGAATCACCAAGCATCGAATACAAAGACTATTCACGCAAGGCAACGTTAACGTGTAAGGTAAGCGACAAATTCAAAACTAATCGAACATACTACAATGGATAAGATATACGCAAAAGGGAATTATTTAGTAATTGAGCAAGGGGGAATTAGTTTTTTCTTTGCTCAAAATACTTCCATTTTTTACATTAGTGGCACTGACATAATAATAAGCACAATTACATCTTTGAATTCTGGTCGTAATGTAGTGATTCAAGCGCGAAATATCAGCAGTTTTTACGACGAAAAGGGACTCGTTCCATATAACTACACGACACTCATTGATTTGTTGACTACATATACGTCAAAATTTTAGTAAATTTGATTAAATTTTAAGCAAAATGGCAGACCTGATAAAAATATACGAAGAAGATAACTACGTTTTAATAGACGATGGAACAAATGTCTTTGAATACGCCAAAGGTTATACATTATACACTTTGAAAAATGGTGTTTATACTATTCGTGAAACGCAAGGCGGTGAGTATAACATTAGCCAAGAGCAATTGAGCGCGGGTGATATAGTTAATGAATCATCGGTTGCATATAGTGAAAGTACTTTCGTTACTTTCTTGCGCCAAAACACGGGTTTTAAGACGGCTGCGGGAGGTAGCGCAGCAACTCCAATAGGAGCATTACTCACGAAAAGTGGGCAAACAACGGCTTATCGATCCGGCGACGACGGCGATTTAGAATCAGGACGAGCAACATCATTTACTGTATTACTTGGAAACAATCCGTTTGGAAACACGAACAGATTCACAGACACTTTAGGCACTCAAACATATGCTAATAATATAGTAATTGACTGGTCAACTTACGACGGCACAAATGTACTTGGACTTTCACGAGCAGTTATAGCAACGGGTAAATCTTGGAACACATCTATTGATGAATGTTTAGCATTATCAATAAGCATTTTCACAAGCGGTTGGCGATTACCAAATATAAAAGAGATATTTAACCTGATGAATTTTGGAAATGACCAAAATAATTCATTGAACTATTCGCCGATAAATTTATCTTCATCGGGAAGAGTTTATTGGAGTTCGACTACAAATCTTGCTGTAACAACATTTGCGTATGTATTGAGTAATATTGGCTTGATAACGGTTGTTGGAAAAACAACATCAGTAGCATATACTTATTTTCCAGTTAGAACATTCACAGTAACCGGAACAACACTTTCTTAATTATGGCAACTTATAAATTCCCACAGTTCAACGTCGAAATAATCAACCCAACAATTCAGGTTATTACTATTCACGACACAATAGCGGCAAAAACGTGTAGCGTTGACGTTCTTTTATCAACCCCTCAAGCATATTTTGGTGTGACGTTAGACGGCTTTACATACGTTTCAGATTGGAACGATCAAGAGGTTGAAGTATGGACAATGGTTGAACTTTCAAAATACGAAATATGACACCTACTTCAATCGTTCAGTTAGCAAAGAAACACGGCGCGTTAGGAGTTCTTGCTTGTTGGTTAGCATACACAAATATGCGTTTGGATGCAGTTGAAGGTGAACTGTACAAATGTTACGACAAATTTACACCTAAAATACAAGCGATTACAGAGCGTTTTGAATATCAACCTATACGATACGCTATCTTGACCAAAGAAACGACGTTAAAACGAAGAAAACAAGCATAATAAATGGTACGGAGTTACACAGATAATCAGTTGATTTCACGAGTTGAAGCATTACCGACTTTTAAAGGTTGGAAAAAAGGCGTTTTTGACGTGTGGGTTAGGTCAAATGAAGACCTATTTAATCAGTTCGACGACAAGGTATATACGTTTGAATGTCTTGAGGATGATCAAAGACCAAAGTTTATAATGGTTTGTACTGGCACGTCAAACGCTGGAGCGCAAGGGTTGAAATCATTCGAGAGTTACAACATTAAAGGTTGCGCCATTTTAAAGGCGGATACAATAGTGTACGGTTCACATACGTACGGATTGCACAGAGGTAAATATCCAGCGTATAGACAAGCAAAAGGATTTCCTTACTTTCGCGATAACGATAAAGACGAAAAGTCGGAAGAAATCGGAAAAGAATACAACGACATTATCGGCGCTAATTGTCACAAAGCGGGTTGGTTCAGTAAACAAATAGACGGTTGGTCACTTGCTTGTTTAGTTCGTAATCAACAATCGCAGTTCGACAAGTGGATGTCCTTTATGAATAAACGAGTTTTAACCGTTGCAATCTTAAATGAATTCTAAGAAAAAAGGCAATTGCGAAATGACTATCAAGGGTGAAATTGTCCTTGATTATTTGAGCCGTTTTCCCAAAGCACCAACGCTTACAATTTCGAAATTATTAGTTACTGATCACCCTGAACTATTTTTGACGGTAGATAATGCGCGTTCATTAGTTAGATGGCATCGCGGTGAACATAACCAATCAAAAAAAGAACCTATGAGAACAGAAGAAGAAAGAAGAAATGCTAACGCTTGGCGTAAGTTACCGGATTCAGATTACGAAAAAACACCTGAATTCATTTTGCCTAAAGGAAACAACCGTGTTTTGATCCTATCCGATATACATTTTCCCTACCAAGACAATGAAGCGTTAAGCATTGCTTTGAATTATGGTCGTGAGAATAAATGTAACGCGATACTTTTGAACGGTGATATAATGGACTGTTATCAAACGTCACGCTTTATTAAAGATCCGCGACTGCGCGATATGGCGGGTGAGATTGAAATGATACGCGAGTTCTTAGAGTTACTATACACTGAATTTAACTGTCCGATTTATTATAAAATAGGAAACCACGAGGACAGATGGGAAAACTATTTAAAGACGAACGCTCCCGCATTAATAGGTATAGATGACTTTGAACTACAACACGTTTTACGGTTCGGTCAATTTGGAGTTCAACTAATCAAATCAAAGCAACTTATCCGTATAGGTAAATTGCGAGTACTACACGGTCACGAATTCGGTATGTCGGTCTTTTCACCAGTAAACGTTGCGAGAGGTCTTTACACACGCGCAAAGGCATCTTCAGCAATTGGACACCATCACGCGACAAGTGAGCATTCAGAAAAAGACCTTGACGGTGAAGTAGTAACTACTTGGTCAATTGGTTGTTTATGTGGGTTGTCACCCGATTATTTGCCTTTCAATAAGTGGAATCACGGATTTGCGTTTGTGACGTTAGACGACGAAGGCGGTTATGAATTCCGAAACTTGAGAATAATTGACGGGAAAGTCAGATAATATAATTAACTTTGTATATCTGATTTTTCTTGTTTTCTTCGGTAGAAGCGGCTTTTTATAGGTCGCTTTTACTATTTATAAAAAATATTTTCAATTATTTTTCTCAATGTTTACGCGGCTTTCATCGACATTCACAAAAGTTTTTACCTTTTTTTTCACATAAATAGTTGTTATATTAAAATAAACTTATACATTTGTAAGGTCAATGAGACACAAAACAACAAAAAAAACAAGAACAGATGAATCCTTACAAATTCCAATTTTTAGACAAGAACGGTTACGTTATCGAAGAAAAAATCAAGTGGTGTACTTCGAAACAAGATGCTATGAAAATGGCAAATAACTATCTTGCAGAATGTCGCGACGGTGACGTAGTTAAAGTTAAAAATTTTAGAGCGTATTAATTATGGAACAGAAATCAGATAAGCAAATGTTTTGGGAAGGCATATTATTTTTCCTTCCGGCAGTATTTATTCTAATATTCTTTTTAATAATCTAATTATGAAGTTAACAACCAACTACAAGATACTTTATCTTGACAGTGAATTCGAAAATTTCACCGTTCAAAACATCAACACCAAGCGAATCTTTGATATCTATTTTTCTAATCTTGAATTCGATACTTGGACTGAACAAGGCGGTTACGAAGACGAAACAACTGAAGAAGGATTCGTACAGATTACAACGCTCGGACTATGGCGTTACGTTGAATCTAATAAACAACCATACGACGAAGTAAAGCACAACGTTTCGGCAACAAAAGAATTTGTAGAAATGCTTTCATTACGCATTGCCGAGCAGTACGATTGGAATGATCACGCAGAACGAGAAAGAGATTACGCACTATCACTAAACACAGAACACTAATGGACAAGAACGAATTAGTAAAGAACTTGCTTTTTATGACTTCCGACACTATTGTGCAAGATGTTTTAAAGCGATTTAACGCGCGATCACTTGCTGGAATAGAGAAGTACAACACAACGTTAGAGAGAAACGATTTAACAGGCAAAGAATGGCTGCAACATCTTCAGGACGAATTAATGGATGCAGTGCTTTATATTGAAAAACTAAAAACATTAAAGGATGAGTGATGCGGCACTTTGGTTCGGCGGGTTTCTATTAGGAATCAGCGTCGGAATGGCTATTGGATATTATTATTTTACAAACATAGAAGATTAAACAGATGAAACAGAAAAAAGAAAAACAGATTAAGCCAATGATACCATTGATGAAAATAATGGATTACTGGAAAAAAGGACATACTTGCGAAGGTGACAAAGGCGGATCATTCAACTTGAATCTATACTTGGATTATTGCAAAGTAAAGGAGATGAACAATGCCTAAAAAATTAGAACGTACACGCGGTGAGTTGATTAAAGTTATTAACGTTCATCATTTTGAAATGTCCGACTTTTGGTCAGTTTGTCCCTACACGTTCGAAGGAGTTGAAAAGCGCACACGTAAGCGCGAAATAGTACACTGGCGGAACGTTGGAATGCTTTGGGCGTTTATGTCAGGAATGAGCCTACAAAAAGCCGGTGAATTATTCGACCGTGATCACGCAACAGTAATACACGGAATTGAAAACATACTAAACGCTTACGAAGGTTACGGACATATCGAATTGGTTGACATCATAAACACGATCAACGACAACAGACTAACGACAATTTTTAAGTCTGACGATTCCAATATTAACTATGCAATTAGTCAAGTAATTTTAGATTCAAGATACAGTGAATTGAATTTTTAGTATATTTGTGTACAGTTACGCTTCGACATTATAGTAACTTGAGTGATATTATTACCCGATTATTTGAAAGCGAAGTCGAAGCCGCGAGTAAAATGGTCGGGTTTTTTATTACATTTTTTATGAGAAAGGCATTCAATTTTTACAGAAGTTACTACGAAGTAGCGCAAGAATTAAACGAGAAAGATCGCCTTGCTTTTTACGATGCTTTGCTTAAACGTCAATTTACTGGAGTTGAAACCGAATTAATTGGTATGGCAAAGTTTGCATACCTATCTCAAAAGCATTCAATTGACCAACAAATTAAGGGATATATAGACAAAACTAAAGATCCTTTAGTAGACCCTTCGGTAGGGGGTGAGCAAGGGGGTTCGGTACGCCCTTCGGTACAAGAGAAAGAGAAAGAGAAAGAGAAAGAGAAAGAACAAAATAGTATAGAAGCACGTAAAAGCAAGTTTTACGATTTACTTGCTATTCATATTGACAAATATCCAAAAGAAATGCTAAGGGATTTTTTCGACTATTGGACTGAACACGGTCATTTGGATAAAAAAATGCGTTACGAAAAAGAAAAAACTTTTGGAATTAAACAACGATTGTCAACTTGGTATAAAAGAAATCCAAATCAATACAAAAAAGAATCAGAACTTGCTCCCGAACTACAACACTTACTTAACCACGTAGCGAAATATGGTAACCAATAAAGGCGATACACTGCAATACTTGCTTGACGTAAAAGACGGCAAGATTAAACAAGGGCTTGAAGTAGGTTGTTATATGGATGACTACCTTCGATATAAACCAGGACAAGTGAACATAATTCTCGGACACGACAACGTCGGTAAAACGTATTGGATAAATTGGTACTTTCTGACACTTGCACTAAAACACGGATTGAAATTCATAATTTGGTCAGGTGAAAACAAGAAAGGAAATGTATTGCGTGATTTAATACAGATGTATTCGGGTAAACCGTTTAAGGAATTAACACACGGACAAATACAAAGTTATATGGCGTACATTGAACAGTTCTTCGATTTCATTGATAATAGACAACTGTACAAACCAAAAGACTTATTGAAGTTGTTCAAAGATTCAGAAGCAGACGTTGCGTTAATTGATCCGTATACTGGACTTGACCGTGAAATGGGTTATGAAGGTAACTATACGTTTATGAATCAATGTAGAGAATTTGCCAACAATACCAATATGACAATCTACATAAACACGCACCCAAATACTGAAAGCGGTCGAAGCGGAAATATTTATCCTGACGGTGATTTCAAAGGACATTTAAAGCCACCACTTAAAGACCATATCGAAGGCGGTAAAGCATTCTTAAATAGATGCGACGATATGTTTGTAATTCACCGATTGATTAAGCACCCAACAATGAAATATGTAACTTGGGTTAACGTTGAAAAGGTAAAAGATATGGATACTGGCGGAAAACACACCGGATTAAATGAGCCGATTTATTGTAATTTTAACTATGGAATTGGTTTTGAAATTGGAGGTATTGATCCGTTGAAGGAATTAAGACCTAAACCGCCAAAACAAACAACACTAAATATTGAACCAAGCAACAGTTTAAACTACATTAAACCGGACGACTGTCCATTTTAAAAACGAGAAACAATGATAAACGATTTAGATCACTTACTCGCGCAAACTCAAGTCAGCGCAATAATAACATCGTTAGACACGGAGTTAAGCCGTATTAAGCAACTGAACGAACCAAAACACGAACCGTTCAAAGTAGGCACAAAGAAACATTTGGAATCAATGAAGGAAGTACTGCTGCATTTAATGCGATGTGAAAAGGAACTGCGAACGTTGATAAGCGTAAATTACAATCTTCACCGTGAAAATATGGAACTGTCAAGAAAAGTTGAGCAGTTGGAAATAATGAATAATAATCTAATGAATGGCATATAACTAGTTGCTAGGCGCAACAGTTGCGTAAAGCATAACTAAAACGAAATAATATGCGATGTAAAAACTGCAAAGAAAAATTCGAACCGTTAGAAAACACGAATAATCATTTAATAAACGGTATTTAGTGAACGAAAACCAATTATACCTATACCTTAAACAAAATGTAGTATTTGATTTAGAAAAAAGTACGGATCAATACTGCGAATACGACTGCATAAGTCACCATTACAAATGCATATTTGAATTAAAATGTAGATTTGTACATTACGACGATTTGATGCTTGAAAAAATGAAATACGATTCGTTGATTAACCAAACATACAGACCACTCTACGTTAATTCAACTCCAAAAGGAATTTATATATTTGACATTCGAGAAATAGAACCAATTTGGATAAGTAATCTAATGCCCAAACAAACGCATTTTGAGCAAACAGATTTAATTGAAAAGAAATACTGCCTATTGAATGTCAACGATGCAAAGAAAACAATCAAATTCAAAGACTAAAAAATGCAAGAACTGCGGTGATCAATTTGCACCGGTTAAATTCTTGCAAAAATTTTGTTTAAAAGAAGAATGCATTCGTGTTTGGGTTGAGGTAGAAAAGCAAAAACAATGGAAGGATAAAAAAACACGGTTAAAAAAGGAACTGATGAGCCTACAAGACTGGTTGAAGTTAGCCCAAATGACGTTTAACAAATGGATCAGACACCGCGATAAAGGAATGAACTGTATATCTTGCGACAAACCCGCTAAAAAAGAAAATTGCGGACATTATTTCAGTCAAGGCGGACACGCTAACGTCAGATTTGATGAAGACAATTGTTTTCTACAATGCGAACATTGTAACACTTACTTATCAGGAAACCTACTCAACTATCAAATTGGTATTGAAAAACGAATAGGCGGTGAACGTCTTATTGCACTTCACGAACGCGCTCATATTGTTAAAAAATGGACTATTGACGAGTGCAAACAGATAATCGAAACGTATAAAATGAAATTGAAAGAATAATTTTTCTTTCGTTTGTTGTTATATTAAAATAAATATTATATTTGTTCAAATTAAAAACAGAAAAACAGATGAAAACAAGAACAAAAAAAGGTGTTGAAGGACGTTACTACAACGCTATGGTTGATCTTTGCGAGTTATTGCAAAAAGACGAGAGAATCGATTTAAATCTAATCTGCGCAAAACACGGAATCAGTAAAGCCGTACCAACTACGTTACGCAAAATGGGCGTTATTCGTGTTTCCATTAACGGCAATGTTTGGGTTGGCGATTATCCTAACTTAAATATGGTCAATGAAGCACGTTCAATAATGAATGCAAATGCTGCAAAATCAAACGCAAAGCGCAAGGAAAAAATAATTTCGGCGTTCCAATGGGAAAAACCACAACAGAAAATCGAACCTACCGTAAATTACCAATATAAACCCCAACCCGATACGTCGCTTGTAAGCGAGTTTATAGACCATCACGAACAATCACTATTACCACACGTACAAAGTGACGTTAAAACGGCTGAAAACATCAAAATAGAGCGTTTGTTTCAGTTGCGTATCTTCGGAATCAATTTATTTACCATTAAATACTAATCAAAATGTCAAGAAAAACAGTAAAAACAGATGCGTTCGAACAAGGATTGGACGAGGTACAAGCAACTAACAATATTTATTTCAAGTTGTGGCGAGCAAAACAAGAGATTGGGAAGGTTGTTAAGGGTAACGACAATCCGTTTTTCAAATCAAAATACGCTGATTTAAACACTATTTTAGAAGCGATTGAACCGGCACTATTCAAACACGGACTTATTCTACTTCAACCGTGTATTGATAACATCGTTGAATCACAAATAATAGACTGTGAAACTGGGCAAATGGTCACATCTTCTTTAGTGCTTCCGGAAATTACCGATCCACAGAAACGAATCGCGGCAGTTACTTACTTCCGTAGAGCAACCGTTCAAAGTCTTTTGAGCCTTCAAGCGATTGATGACGACGGAAACACGGCAACCGAAGCAATCAAAACACAAAAGCCAAGCATAAGCGACGAACGTTTTAATGGTGCCGTTCAAAGCATTATTAGAGGTGAATATTCCATTGAACAATTGAAGTCGCAATTTGCGCTTACAAGCGAACAGTTGAACTATTTAAACACGGAATTATGAAAAGTATAGAAGGTATAAAAGAGCAGTTAATAAGTGAAATAACACTATTAGATGCTTCACAATATAGATGTAGCGGACTGTTAATAGATGGAAAATATAAAAAAGAACCAAAAGAATTTAGATTCCATTTGTCAAAAATTTACAATAATTTGAACGTTGAACAATTATCTGAATTACTAAAATTGAAAAAATGAAAGACTTAAAAATCAGATGTTCAGCAATTGGAAAGATAATGACTTCGCCACGATCAAAAGCCGAATTACTTTCAGCCACTACAAAAACGTACATTAAGGAGTTAGTTCTCGAACACAAATACGGAATAAAGAAAGAAATCAACTCCCGCTATTTAGACAAAGGAAACCAAGTTGAGGACAAAGGCATCGAAATGGCAGAACAGATACTTGAATTAGGTTTCGCGTTTAAAAATGATTTGTACTTCGAAAACGACTTCTTAACCGGTACACCTGACATAATCACGGACAAATTAATCATTGACATAAAATGCAGTTGGAACGGTACTACTTTTCCATTCTTTGAAGAAGAACTGCCGAACAAAGACTATTATTGGCAAATGCAAGGGTATATGCATTTAACCGGTAAAGACAACGCTATTGTTGCTTATTGTTTGGTTGACACTCCCGAGGACATCGTATTGGATGAAATACGTCGCGTTGCTTGGTCGAAGAAAGAACTTGAGCCGTCAGAAGAAACGGAAGCCGATGTGCGTTCACAACACGAATTTGGACATATACCAAAAGACAAGCGAGTTAAAGCATTCTTGGTAGAAAAAGACGAACACGCAATTGAACAGATAAAAGAACGAGTAAATCAATGTAGAACTTATTACACGGAACTATGGCAAAAGTAACTATTGAATTTGATAGCATAGAAGATAAAGACGAAATGGAAATGTGCTTAAATGGTTCGAAGTGGTATCTTGTCGCTTGGGAATTAGATCAGCATTTAAGAAAGAAGTTAAAATGGGAAAATTTATCTGAGGAAACATATAATGAATTGGAAAAAACAAAGAATTTAATGTATGAATTGATGTGCAGTAATTCTATATCTTTTGATTAATATACCCGATAAGGTACTCAAGTATAGAAACACGGATAATTTATACCTTTCAAGGTGTAGTATATTAGACAAAACACACAAAAAACAATCAAATTGTATAAAATAATAGTCAGCCAATACCCTTAAAAATGTCAAATAATTTAAGGATATACGTTGAAAAAACGATTTAATAATCAAATAAACACAAAGTAAAATGGAACAATTAAAAGTAAGTGGACAAGTATTCAGAGTGAGTGAACGAATCCAAAAATCAGAGAAATTTTCAATGCGTGAATTGTGGCTAACACACGGCGACAAATATCCGCAAACCATCGCAATCCAGTTCAATAACGATAAATGCGACCTTCTCAACAACGTAAAGGCTGGAGATATGGTAACCGTTGGCGTAAATCTAAACGGTCGCGTATGGAATGGACAAGACGGGCAAAAGGTATTCAACACGATTAATGGATGGACTATTGAGTTAGCCGGTCAACCAAAACACGAACCGCAACAGACATCCTATCAGGAACGAACAATGCAAAACACATCACAAAAGATTGCACAAGCCCAGTTAGATATAAACGACGATTTACCTTTCTAAGATGACACCAAAGCAATTAAGCAACTTGAATAAAGACGTTAGGCAAATGATTTCTGATCACCTAACGCGCACCGGTCAAACACTCAACAACTTTGCGCGTGAATGTGGCATCCATCAAAACCAACTTTGGATGTATCTGTACTCAGGTGATGAAAAAAAAGGACTGCATACCTTCACAATTGAAAAAATTGGTCGATATTTAGCCAAGAAATGACAATGCAGATGCAACAATTCGTACCAACTCGCCAGTACTTGAGGGAAATACTTTCGGATTTCGCAAAGAGTGACTTGTACGTTGTCTTTTCACACGATTACGAGGAAAATGTCCTTATAGGAATGTGCATAACTGGCGAGGGGTTACGGTTGTATGAACTTTTGAATTACCTACGTGAACACGGTATATATGTATTGTCCGTTAATCCGTCGCCAATGCAAGACAAAACGGTTAACGATGAGTGGTTACTATGGTGGGAGTTGTTGTTTATGAAGTATTCAACGGAAAATTAGTTATTTTTGTAGAGCATAGTATTAATTTTTAGGTTGACGAGCGGGGTTTTTATTCAGTTGAATGGTCAGTTAGATAGTTAGGTATAGTTTTTCCCCGCTCGTTCTTTAACCAAAACACGAACAAATGAAAGAGAAACTGAAAATAACGTTAGGACTGCTATTAATACCAGTATTCGCGGCATTATACTATAACGACAAGTTACTGTTATTCCTATTGCCACACATAGAGCAAAAGGCAATACACAAATGGTTTACCGACAATAAGCAAATGACCAACTCAGGAATAAGAGTAGTGGCATTTTGGGCTTCAATCGGTATATACAACGTAATTACCTATGTACTCGGAATTTTTGCATAGTCAACACGACCGTGTTTTCGGTGAACAATACGATAAGTGCATTATCGGTTATGACCTGAACACGGGACAAATCGTTTACTCGGTTAGTAAAATAGTCAAAGTGCTACAAAAAGACGAACACCTTGAGTATTACGATGCAATAGACTTCGTAAACCAAGCGTTCAAAGGACAGTATAGAGGAAACAGTGAACCTATTTTATTAATGGACATAGAATGAACAGAACAAGAATAAACGATCCATTATTACGCAAAACACGGTCACGATTAAGATCAACCGACTATGTACGTAAATGGATATACGAAAACACGGCATTTGAAAGATTAAACCCAGAGGAATGAAAACAGAAAAAGTAAAAATAAGCGAAATACACGCAAACAAGAACAACCCGAGAATAATCAAAGACGATAAATTCCGCAAATTGGTCAAGTCAATACAAGACTTTCCACAGATGCTTGAAATACGCCCTATTGTAGTGGATGAAGATAATATTGTATTGGGCGGAAATATGCGTTTAAAAGCGTGTAAAGAAGCTGGATTAAAAGAAGTGTACATTGTAAAGGCGGATAATTTAACAGAAGAACAGAAACACGAATTCATTGTAAAGGATAATGTTGGATTCGGTGAGTGGGATTGGGATAGTTTAGCCAATGAATGGGAT